ATAAGGTGGAAAAGCCCGAAGCCGTAAGCTCCAAAACCCGGGATATATTGGTAGTGAACGAAGTGCTGGCGCTTGAGTCTGAGGTCATCTTCTTCCTTCCAGTTGCGGCGAATTGACAGAATGTCGTTAGAGCCTTTAATCAACGTGACAACGTACGGCAACATGATGCCGGTCTCTTCGCCAGAGTCGTCTTTGTCTTCGTAACCTTCAAGGTTCAAATCTACATGGCACTCATACAGGGTGTAGCGGTCGTCATTCAAGTCACTAAAGCCAGTCTCTTTGTCCTTGGCTTTCTGGATGTCTGTCAAGTCTCTAGGCGCGTCAGGCAAATCAACGTCAATATAAAAGCCTGCTTGCTGAAGCTTGACAATCTCGTTCTTGGTCTTGCGCATGACGTGCGTGATGCGGTAGCAAGTATCCAAATCCGTTGTTCCGTACGGCAGATACATATCTTCCGCAGGAATAAACATAGACACTTGACGTCCCAAATTGGGATCATAGTAGACCTTCTTAAACGCTGAGCCTGTGGCTGGCAGTGACCAGAGCATGCGCTCGTGTTCAGCGCGGTACTCCGTCATGACTTCCGTCAACTCGTAGTTCATATCGTCTTCAACGTTAGACGCAACTTCTTTCATCTCTGGCGTTTCTTTGCCGATGAGTTTGCTACGCACAGGCCCTTGGGCTGGGAACGTCTCAGTAATTGTCTCTGCTTGGAAGCGCACAACCGCTTCTGTAATCATGGGGTGGAACACACCGCATGCGCCGTTCCAAGGTTCTGTGCGCTCCTCTATCTGTAAGCCGAGCAGCTTCAAACCATCAACGTAAGTCTTTTCCCAATCCTTGCGGCCATTCTTATCGTTGTCGATGTCAGACACCAAGTCACCAGCCAAGGACTGCAACGCGCCATCTTTTATGTACTCGGCCAAGTTATCGTCAAAACCTTCTTCGCCGTCATCTTCTCCGGGCGTGAGGGTGATCTCAATGCCATCCATACCGATGGTGACTTCTTCTGGATCAACAATTTCAATCTCAAGAGGAGATTCCTGTTCGCCCAGCGCGTCGATGCCCATGGGTTGTTGGTACAGAGCTTTGTCGATGTTAGTTGCCATGTGTGTTCCTAGTAGTATTCGTGTTTCCGGCGGTGAAAGATCGCAAGGTCATCTTTCTCGTCCGTGTCTAAAGCAATAAAGCCGCCTTGCCTAAAGCGCAGCAGCGCCTGTGTTGTCGTGTCCACGTAGTCGTCGTGCTCCCCAACTGGGAACGCGGCCATCTCTTCAATCACTTCTCGTGCCCAGCGTGTGTCGGGTGCCCAGACTTTACCACTGCTAAATAAATCTGCAACCGCGTTCACGCGCACCATCTTGTCGTTACCACGACTGGGGGAAAATTCTTGTACAGGTATGCCTAACGCCCTGAGTTCCTGAATCAGTGGTGCACCCGCGGCTTTTTTCTCAACGATGAACGCGTCTGGTTCCCACTCTTTGTAGTGTTTGAGCGCGACGACCTTGAGTTCAGGGAAAGCCATCCTGTCTTTGAAAGCATCCAGCAACATAAGCTGAGGCGTATCGTTTTCTTCCTCATTGTAAAAAATCCCCCACGTCGTACAAGCAGAATAGTCGGAGTTGTTCTTGGTTTCAAACGCCGTATCCCATGACTGGATGATGTATTCACACCGTGGGGGGTCATCCGGCTCCCAAATACGCCACATTTTACGGCTGACGATGGCCGAGTTCTCAGATGTGGGCTGCTGCATGTACTGCGCGTTCCAATACCTTGGGTCAATACTGGCTTTCGTTGATTTAAGCGCCTCAAGTGACCACTGCTCAGGCCAAAGCGACTTCTCGTCCTCTTCGTCCTCGTTCAAGATGGCCGGCAACTCCACAATTTCCCATGGAACAGCCTCTGGGTTCTTCGTTTGGTAGTCAATCAGGCGCCCAGTCAGGTCTAGGAGTGACCAACGGGTCATCACAATGATAATCCCACCACCCGGCATCAAACGCTGCAGTGGGCCCGTTTGGAACCAAGACCAAGCCGTATCAAACGCGAGTCTAGAGTTAGACTTTACGTCCTGTTCCGAGTGAGGATCATCAATAACGAACAAATCAGCACCACGACCAGCAAGAGCGCCCCCGACACCAGCAGCATAATACTGACCGCCAGCGCTTGTAGACCACTTACCGGCAGCCTTTTGATCGTCTGCCACCATCGTATTGGGGAAAACTTCTCTGTATTCATCAGAATCAATCAAGTTACGTATCCGGCGGCCAAAATCTTCAGACAAACCCGCAGTGTGCGTGCCCATGATGATCTTCTTCTCAGGGTATTTACCTAGAAAGTACGCAGGGAACAGGTAAGAACTGAATTCAGACTTACCCATACGAGGCGCGATGTTGATAATCACGCGTTTTTTCCTGCCCTCGACCACGTCGGTGAAGATTTTTGCCAGTTTTCTGTGGTGTGGGCCGATCTTAAAGCCCGGATATACCGCTTGGGCGAAGCCCAGCATGTTTGTTTTAGCCGCCTGTAGTCTGGCGCGGGACTCACGAAGCTCTAAGTCTTCGTACAACTCCATCTTTTCTTCAACGCTCATGTGCGGCAAAGCCTTGGCCATAGCTTCTAGCTCAAGCTTACTCAGCGTTGTGAAGTTCTCAGGCTTCATCTTTATCTTCTGCAACGTCGACAACGTCAATCACGCCCATGAACCTGTTGAGCTTTTCTTTAATGCGCGTCTCAAGCTCCACGTCAGACATCTGGGTTTTCTTGACCTCAATCCGTTCAGTAAACAGCGCCACTTCGGTGACCTTACCGAGCATATCAAGTGCTTTCAGGCGTATACGGGCGTCGGGGTGCTTGACTTCTTTTAGAATTTGTGCTACTGCATAGCCCCTGAGTTCCTTGGCCTGCTCGACAAACGCCCAATCGTATGCTGTCAGCATCCCAACCAAATGCTGCACTGCAGCAGGGGTTTTTAAATTAGCTAGCGCTTGTTGCGTATTACCAACAGGTTGACCTGACACGAGACTTGCAAAAGATTTACGGGCAGATTCGTGTTCTGCTTTGGACTCGATCTCTTCGTCTTCAAGCTCTAGGTCTTTGAGCCACTGAGCCGTCTTTACTTTGGCGTCGATGGTCGTAGTTGGATCTGCCTTTTCAAAAGACAGCACTTCCGCAGTGGCGTCTACCACCTCTGGATGAAACTCGCCGTTAATTAAATGTTCTAGCATTGCGTAGGGTTAGTGCTGGCGTCGCACTTGTGGCCTCGTTGCTGTTAGTGTACACTTATTTCCGGTGATGGCGCAAGTCATTGCTTCTCCTTGATGGTTGTTGAGTTGCCATCTTCGCCCCGAGTCGCAAGGTTCGGGGCTTTTTTTATATTGTAATGTCCAACCTTTGACATTGATCCTTGGGAATTTTTTAAAATTTTTAGGGGGGTGGGGGATTGAAATGTGGGTATTTCGATCCTGTTTTTTGAAAATTTGGATTGCGGGTGTGGAACAGTGTTTATGTCCTATCCATCGGCATGCCCCAAAACGGGCTGGTGGGGGTAGGGTGGGGTCAACGCCACAGCCAACTCTGCAGACTTTAGGCAAGTTTATTTTCCCCCATACTTTGTAAACTAGAGTTGTCAATGAGGGAGATCGCCCTCGGAGACACAACAACCAACGGGGACTGAGTCCCCATTCAACTCAAGGAGAGTTACCATGTCAGTATCAAACAGAAGTCAAGTCGCCATCATCAAAGCTGAGGGAGACGCATCTGCGAAAGCAGACCTTGCACGTGTTGCGCTCAAGAAGCAACTCGGTCGTAAGTCACGTGACAACGTACGTGCGATCTTGTTGCCTGACTTTGCGTTCGTGTACAAAGTCGCACTCGTTGCAGGTGCAGGCAAAGCAGAAGGCACGAAGGTGCTTGACTCAGATGCTAGCGCATACGAAGCGTGCCGTAAGGCACTTGGTCGCACAGTCACATTCATCTGTGGTGCGAAGGAAGGCAATGCAGTCGAGTTGCCAAAGAAGTTAGTCAATAATCTCATCAAGGAAATCAAAGTAGCCCAGCTCACCAGAGCACAAGTGAACGCCTTATTCGCCGCTGTGCGTGAGGGTCTTCAATAATCACAACGGGGACTCAGTCCCCTTTCTCCCGATCAGCGCAAGGGCGGGGCTCTTGCGTTGTTTCATTTCGTGTCCAATCAATAATCTCAAGGAGTTCATCATGAGCAAAAGCAACCTTAATCTCATCAGACAAATCATGTTCCACGCATATCGTGAGGCGTGCCGTAACAAACGCCCCATGTCAATAATCATACGCTAAGAGGCAACTCTGTAAGCACAGCGTGCTGTGCTTACGGGGCGATCCTGCCCATACAACTCTCAAGGAGAACATCATGCCCACAAGGGATATCTTCAACTACTACATCCGTCTTCGTGACGTACAACTCGTGTGCTTCCAGCGCAAACGCAAAGCATGGGCGAAAGCCCTTGGCGTGCAACTCAAAGACTTGCGTGACGAATACCCTCACCTCAAATCATACGACTAAGGAGTCAACCATGAAACCAACAGCAGTCATCTCGCACATAGTGTGTTCACTCACACTTGTCACATCCATCGTCGTGGGCTTCAACGGCATGAACGAGTACGGCGTTGCCCCTCTGTGGGCATTGCTCACGCTTGGCGGATCGTTCTTGCTCGGCTTTCAACTTATGCTCATCATCACAGGAGAGTAACCATGCGCAATCTAATCCAGCCAATCATCAAGGAGATAGGCACAATCACACGTGGTGGCATCGACTACCACTACCAAACCATCAGCTATGGATCACAGCACCACATCCACGTGTTCCGTAAGCGTGCACCCGAGAAGCGTGGCGTTGTATTCGAGTCACGCAAAGCCTTTGAAGAGTGGAGTCGTGGCATGAGGCAGCTTACTCTGAACCTTTGAACAGGGACTCAGTCCCCGATCTTCAATTATCTGAGATTATTGAAGACCATAGGTGCTGTAAAATACCGATGGCGGAGATTAAAGAACTTTGCCACTTGTTGCACCACCTGCAACACCGCATGAACACTAGCGTTCCAGCAAAATCTGGCTATATATA